GGCAGCTTGATCTCCACACGCTCCGCGCCAGGAAACTGGCTTAAAATCACGCCACTTTCTCAAACAACATCAACGTATTCCGCCCCCAAGGGGCTGGCTTCCGCCGCGTTGTCTCCTGAAACATCGCCGTTTCCACCACCAGATTACGGAAACCATGCTGGCCAAACTTCTCCACCCAGTATTCCGCCGTCTGCTCATTGACATGGTGGTGCCCACCCTGGCCCGGCACCGCATGACACATCAACACCCGATCCGCGCACCGCATGGTGGCAAACCAATTGTCCTCATACTTCGCGTCAACGTGTTCCACGAACTCCGTGGAAATACACAAGTCAAACCGCTGCCCAATGTCCAGCGGTCCCTTGGTATAGTCATGCAAGATAATCGGGCCGCACTTCGCCTTCAGAATAGCGTCGGGGTGCCCCTCTACCCCTAACACCCGACACCCCATGTCCTGAAACCACTTCAGATTGACCGCCGTTCCACACCCGACATCAATCACCGATTCCACACCATATTCCAGCAGCAACCAGCCCCAGACATCCGGCGTGAACGTGTGCCCGTCGCCTTCCTCATAATAGCCACCCAAATGCGCCATCTCGTTCATGCGTGAACCTCGCTCGACATTTTACCCTGCAACGTCAACTGACTGACCAGTTCGGGCAACACCGTCAGCACCTTCAACTTGGGCAACACCTTCTGCTCCAACAGAATATCAACCGGCGTATTCGCTGGCTTGGTGTACTCAATCAACGTCGGAATAGCCCGCTGGCGCCACCAAATAGCCGCCGTACAAAGCGGATACCGCACATCCCACAATTCATCCCTGTGCTTGCGCTTCCACTTCTGGTCATCCACGCAACAACTCTGTAAATAGACCCCATCCACATCATCATCCACCTTGGCGCGGATAGCAGCCCATCTTTCCAGAAAGTTTTCCGGTAATACTACGTCATCCTCGAACACCATGAACTCGTCCGCTTGGTCATGCTCTGCCAGGTTCCAAGCCATGTGATGACTAAGAACCAGCGCCGTAGCACCACGCGTCACAAAGTAATCCGAGTGCATCGGTATCTCAGACTTGATCTGCATGGATTTGCCATAGATGCCCCAGACCCAAGTTACCGGAACACCCTCGCGCTCAAATTCCTGCTTCACACGCGCCGTGCGTTCGGGCGTCTCACGCAGCGAAATACAATAATACCTCACACAACCCCCTTCACATTGCGCCGCAATGGCTGGCCCCACTTCAACGAATAACCACCACCACTGACCACCGCCGCCGTGGTGGCAAAGGTAAGACAAAACGCATCCGCCTTGTCAGGGGATCTTCCTAGCCTGCGCTTCATCTGAGACTTCGGCTCAACCTGTATCTTACCCGCACTCGTCACCGTGTACAGCGGGCCACACAACTCATCCACCAAAGCCTCATCATTTGGAATGGTGCAATCCCTGGCTTCAAACCACTCCCTGGCCTTCCACCACAATTCATCCCTCAATCGGCTGAACCTGTGCCCATCCAAGGCAGGCAACTCCGCCACATTGATCCCACGGACGGGGAGGTTCAATTCACGCAGCCGATCCACCACGCCCGCGCCAAGGCCAATCACGTCCACCAAGATTTCCTGGGGGCGCATACTGCCGGGGGTGGCATCCCACTCGACCTTGATCAAACCACACGTTTCCATCAGGTCCTTGCCGCGCCACATCTTGATGGGTTCGGTGATCGCATTGCCCCGGCGCTTCGCCAGCGTCGTACTGTCATCGCCAAACCGCGCCACATCCAACCCCCACACCACGGGCGCCGTCTGGCTGGGTTCCACGGGCCTGGTAGTCGCACTCTCTATAAGATGTCGCGCAATAAGAGCATCATCATCTCCAGCAGGAAACTCTCCAAGAACGCGTACACGATACTGATTTGACCCATCACCATACTGCGCCACCATGTCCTCTAAGAAAGCCTTGTCCACCGTATCCGCATCGTGACAACTGACCTTCTTGCCCCACCACCGCTTGCGGTTCTTGTTGAACGCATCATAAAAATAACCCGTGGTGCGCGTGGGGTTTCCGGTCATTACCACCTTGGCACCCTCAGTGGACAAGGCGCCCTGACCCACTTCAAACACGATGTCGGGAACGCCAGATGCCTCGTCAATCACAAACAGCAGGTTCTCACTGTGGAACCCCTGTAAGGCTTCCGGCTGCTCCCGGCGGCTAGTGCGCGCCACCGCGAAGCTGTCGGGGACGCCAGCAAGTTCAATCTTGTCTGACTTGATCTCCAGCAGGCGCCGCATTCCTTCGGGCAGCTTGCGGTGCCATTTGCCGATCTCGGACCACAAGACGTCAGATAACTGGTGCGCGGTGTTGGCGGTGCAGACGACCTTGGTTGGCAATCTGGTAAGCAACCACCACAACACCAACCAGGACAAGAACGCTGTCTTGCCGACACCATGGCCGGAGCGGATCGCCACACGGTCATTACTGGCAATCGCCCTCAAGGCGTCCGCCTGCCACTTCTGCGGGGTGGCGCCAAGCATGGACTCAACGAACAACACCGGGTCAGATGCCAGTTGCTCGATAATGGCGGCTTGTTCTTCGGGTGTCGGGGTAGCGGGGGCAGAAGGGGGTGGGGGTGCTTTAGACCATTTTCCTGATGTCAGGAAAATGGTTTCGGCTGGCGGGGCGCCACCATTGGCCTCCGCTTCGGCAGCGGCTCGCGCCGCTGCCTCCGCTGCTAATCTAGCCCGCCGCTTGGGTCTGCCTGCCATGAGAGCCTGATTCTATCCTAAATTTTCACGGGGGGTAAAGGGACGTTTTGCCTTTTTGCCCCCACCCCACGGGGGGGGGTAAGTACATATATGCCACCGCCAGCCCGCCCCCGGCTTTTTCGAAGGGGGGGGCTGGGCGGCGGGGTGGCAGAATGTCCGGAAAGCGCTGGAACCGCATAAGGTCCATTATGTAAAATTCCGGGCTAACTCTTTGATTTCGTTCGCTTCTTCGGCTTTGCCAATTCGGCATCATTTCCTATTTTCTGGATGGCATCACCAGTCTCTGGATCAACATCAACTATCTGATTTCGTTGCCTTTCTTCCCTGATCCGCTCGCTGATGCGCTGCGATGCCATCTTCAGGGCTTCCACATAACTCTCACCCACTTCCACCTGATGCTGCACTTTGTCGCCATAGACCCTGGGCGCAATTTTTCCGACATACCACCGCCTCGCGTCGAATTTTAAACGGGCGCGCTGCGGATCGTCCGTATTATTTTCGGTCGCCTCTTTGATGGCTGTCTCGGCAACGACATGGGCCATTTGTAGGCGCGCCCGCGCGTATTGTGCCTGCCACTCCGGTTCTTGAAGCCACTTATTGATCACGCACCATGAAGGCATCCCCTCCATCTTAATGATATCAATCATTAAAACGCCCCTGGAGATCATCTCCAAGATGCGTGGCATATGCTCATCATCAATCCAGATCGGTGCTAACCTGCCCACATCATACCCCTCTCGCCATTCATGCGCTGCCATAGTGCGCCGCCAACTTGTCCAGCCCCTTGATCACTTCCGTAAGCGCCCGCTGCGGGTTCCAACCCTTGCATTCCGCCAGCCCATAGACTGTGCCGCGCCCCAGGACACACCAGCTTAACGCCCCCGTGACATCGCTACCAACAGCATGGAACGCATCCCGGTAACTCTCAGCGGCTTGCCGCTTGGTCCTGATCTGCCCAGCCCCAGCCACCTTGTGGCCCGGCCTAATCCCTTTCCCAGCCCCATCCACGCCTTGCTGATAGTCTTCCAGATACCGCACAGCCCCCGCATATTGTGCCTCTGTGATTGCGCCGCCTTCAAACAGTTTATCCGGCATCCATCCATTACTCGCCATTATCTCATCCTCTACATCAGGCCCGAAATCCACAACCTCTTCCGCGAAATCTCGGCCCATGGTTCTGCCTCTTTAGATTGGGATTTCGTCCTGCATCAACTGCCCTTTCCTTACCACCTTGGCTTGGGGAAAAGCAGCCTTGATTTCTGCGATAGGCGAGGCCCCCTTCAGAACCCGCCCCACCTCTTCCACTGTCCAGGCTTCCGCGTTCCACCCTTCCGCCTTAGCCCGCGCCAGGACCGCCTGTGCATGGGTGTCATCCTGACAGATGCAGATGGTGCCCCGTTCCGCCTCATCCGCCTGTACGGTCATCAGCGGCCCCGGAAGCGGTTCATACCCGCCAGCCCGAGCCTCCGCTTCCAAGGCCCGCCAGGCCCGCATCATCATCGCATCCAGTTCCGCCATATCCTCTCCCGCCATTGTCGCCTGCCGGTGCATATCCTGGGCGCCGACGAACCGCTCCCGTGTCTCCGCTGACACCAGACGCGGAAGCCGATCAAATCCCCATTCTCTTTCCAGCCCCGCCACCAGTGTATCCAGCGCACCCGCCATCCGAGAGCGCCATACCCATTCGCCATTCGCCTCTGTGAGAGGCGGGATAATTTCTTCTTTCACCATTACTTCTTCCCCTACTAGTTGTGGTGCTACAAGCGCCAAGTCCCTAGGTCAGCAGTGGATTATCTTACTCTGCGCGTGCAGTTGCTGTGCTTAAGCAACTGCGCGTGCAGATAATCCCCTGCCTAGGGACTTTTTGTT